TACCGGCAATATTTTCATCTGCATCTACACCTTGAAAATTATGGTATACGATAACTTTACCTTTTTTGAAGGCCTCAAAAAGTTCCCAATCTCTTTTTTCCCAGTCGGCGTAGTTTTCATTTTTAGAAAATACAGAAGGGTCTGTTTTAAATTCTCCTTTATGAAAATGAAGTTCTGATTCTATACCCAATACTCCAAGTTCGGCACCAAGTTCTTCTTCTCTTTTGTAATCTTTTTTGAGTCTGGCGTTATAGTAATCTATATACTTATAAGCGTTTTGTTTTGAAACCGGTTTGTGGAATTCTTCTTCTCCTTCTTCTACAGCGTAAATATAAAAAGTTCCTGCTGTACTATCATCAAATAGTTGACGTATCTGATCGTTGTCAAGATTACGTTTACCGTCTATAACGCTTAATACTGTTATTTTATTATCAACATCTATTTCTTCATTAGAAGAAGCTTTATTAATCTTCTTACCAGCTTTGACTGCATCTTTATGTGCATTAGAGTTTTTATGAGCAGGTTTTTCACCTCTTGCTCTTTTAGCTCTAATGTTAGCCCAAAGTCCTGGTTTTTCTTCTTCTATTTGACTGAATGCTTCTTTAATCTTTTTACCGACTTCGTTATCCGGTTCCCAGTCTTCACCGGAAGCAATCTTCATTAGTATACTATTAAGAGTTTTAGATGTAAGGCCTTTTGTATGCCCTATCTGTGGTGACCATCCTCTAAGTTCTTCTCTAACCAGTTGTATTAATTCTGATTTTTTCATTGTAAAAATAGTATATTATTGGCTTTTATAAATAGAAGGTTTAACTATATACTCTTCTTTTATAAGGTTTTTGAGTAATTCAATATCGGTACTATAATTTACGATGTTAGTTTTAGATTCAAATACCTTTTTAAATTTTTTATGTAGGTTTATATAAGAAGATTTACCGTACCATTTGCATATTAATGAACATAACACTCCAGAGTCATCATCAGGGTAATCAACAAAAGAAGGCATCATAATCCCTAATAGTTCTACTATTTGTTCAAGAGTATAAGTTGAAGGTACTTCTAAATCATATTGAATATTATTCTTATTAGAAAGTATTTTAGAAATTAAATCTAATGATTTGGGTTTAAAAGTTCCGTCAAGAAATCTTGAATCATTATCTGTTAAAAATTCAATATCGGTAAAATAAAGATTTTTATACTTAATATTATTAGATTTTAAATAAGGTATTAACTCAAAATTACAAAAAGTAGAAGGAAGAATAACGATTTCAAACTCTAACTTATTTGAAATAGTTTTTAACTGCTCTATTACAGAAGTAAAGATAGAAACTGTATTTAAAAAATCTTGGTCTGAAAACTCTGATGCTAAATATTCTGAATCTGCTGATAAGGTCTCATTAGTAAATTCTCCTATATATTCTCCGTTTTCAATTTTAGGAAAACCCTTACACCAGTTAACTTTTCCATTAGTTACTTTAATAGCATCATCTCTTAATATATAAAATACTTTACCCTCTTTATCTTTAAAATTTTCTCTAAATTCATCGCTTTGTATATGAATGAGCATATGTCCAGGTCCATGGCCAGGAAACCCGTAATTAAAGCAAGAAATTTCTTTATTTTGTAATGAGTAAAAAGAAGGGAGGGTTTCTAAATCAGATACACCTGTACCAAATGTAATTGAATCCCCAAAAAATACTCCTACTTTTTCAGCTTGTTGATTGTGATGAGAAATTCTTCTACCCAGCTTGTCGAAATGGTAAGTGCATTCAAATACTAACTGATGTGCATATCTTAAAGAGGTAGTTTTATACTTTTTTGTATTGGCAACAAAATTAGGTATACCCCATGTATGTAGTTTAGGGTGAAAAGTAGAGAAATTTTCTCCTACCTCTTCAAATACATTGTTTTGACTTATAAAATCTTTAACTTCCTCGTTCAACGAGTTTAACATAACTATACATTTGGAGAATGCATCATTAACATTCTTATTATAATACCGGCCATAATACCAAAAATAATCCAAAGAGCTCTTGTTACTCCTTGCTTCCAGTGCTCTATTTCAGCTATCTTAGCCATTTGAATATCAAAGTCTTTTTGATTAGCCTGCATCTGCTGTCTGAAATCAGTATTCTTATTAGTATTAACTATAACGCCATTGTCTGGGTTAAGTAGGGTATATTTCATATCTGAGAGATCCTCTTTCATATCTTGCATATCCTTTTGCATTTGTTTTAACTCACCATTAGGCATGTGAGTTTTTATATGCTTTATTTCAGATAATAGTGCGTCCAATACTTCTTTCTGGGTCATGGTTTAACTTTTAATATAAATAAGCTACTGTATGTGTTTAGATACAATATTTACATATGTTTGTAAATTTTGTAGTAGCTTCTCTTTATAAGTGTTATTATTGTTTTTCCAATCTTCCACAACCCCCTGTTCGGTAACAAAAGTGCTTTCGTTGTTAATTAATGAATGAGTATAGTCTTCTATTTCTTTTAGGAATGTTTTTATATTACCTTGCATTAATTTTTTCTCGTATTCTTCATAGAGTCCTAATTTTCTTAAACTAGCTTCATACTCAATGGTACAGTCAAAACAAAATCCATGAATTCTATACATTTTTTTAGCCAACCAATGTTTCATAGGTCCTTTACATTTGGGACAACTAAGAGGTATGTGAAGAGCTTTTTTGGCAGTATCTAACTTAGTTATATTTTGTTTTATACCGTTTTTGATTGTCCACTGTTTACCGTTTTCATCCCAAATATCTCCTTCTTTATGTCGTTGAAATGCTTTTTGGTATCCAGTTTGAGATTTAGTTTTCCCAGTAAAATCTTTTTTTACTAGGTTTCTAACTCTTTCTACGTCGGATTGTTTAAATTCTTTTTTAAGAACAGAATCACTCATAACCTAACTCCTTTAATTTTTCTATAACATGATTAACATCACCGTCTTTACATCTAATTGCAATACCGCCTTTTGATGTCCATTCGTTAATGTTTGATTTTTTATCGTCTATTAATATAGACTTTTCATTTGCATATCTTTGTTTATCGGCTGAGTATGCAAATATAGTTTTAGGTTTAGGGTTTAAATTATTTTTAACCCATAAATTTTTACCTAATCTAGAAGTATTATCTCTAGAAGGAGAAGTTAAAAGATCAGGTTGATATGGTTTAATAAAATCCCAAAGTTGTTTACCTTGAGGCATCCAATCCATTCCTACCCAAAATCTAACACCTATTTTTGTATCAATAAGGTGCCAAAATTGTTCAGTACCAAACTTCTTTTCATACACTTGAGGGTTCATACCAGTAAAGTGTTCAAACCTTGCTTCAAAGTCTGTTAACACCCCATCCATATCACAATAAATTTTATATGGTGGTTTGTCTTTTACTTCTGGAAGTGGATAAGCTTCCATTAAATCTTGTAGTTTATATTTACTCATAACCTTTGTTTTATTCCTAAAGCAGGTATACGTTTATTCCAGAGAGCCTTAATTTTTGGTCTCTCTTCTGGTGTTACTTTAGCTTTATCAAAATAATCGTCCACTACATCTGCAAATGGAGTTTTAGATTTTTTAGCTTTATAATACATACCTTGAATCATTGCATCTACTTCTTTAGGAAGTTTATAATATTCATCTTTATCTAATAGTCCAGCATCAATTAGAGCTCTTAAGTCTCCATCATCTGGAATGTATTTACCTTGTTTAAGGTTTTCACCATCTTGTGTGAGGTGTTCTATTTCATGTCTTACAACGTCCTTTAAGTCAAAAGATAAATCTTTTAGGTTAACGTCTTTAGGAATTTGAAATACAATATTAATAAATGGGTCTATTTCATCTCCATCATCGTCAAACCCTGCATTAGCTCCACCATCTACTGAGTATGTATCATCTGTGATTTTTACAACTGCTTGTATGTCAAATGCCATGTTATGTTTTATGTCTGCATCCTCTTGTGGACCTACAGTTAACATAAACTCACTGTCTTCTCCTTTAACTAAAGCTTCTTTAAACGAAGCAAATATTGCTGATGATATTTGATTAGTAAGTTTATCATACCCACCTTCATTGACCTGCTGTTTAGAACTTTTGAGAGAATCTTCCCAGTTTCTAAAAGTAATATTACCTTGCATATAGGCTTCAGCTTCTATTTCAAGTAGGTTGTTATCTTCATTGGTATTAGTAGTTTGTATGTTCTGTAATCTACCTTCTAGGTTCTGTATGTGATGAACCATTTCATGAGAAAAAGATCTAACTATATCTTTATTGTGTCTTCCATCAACAAATAATACTATTTCTTTTACGTTTGGATCATAATATGCTGTTCTACCAAAAAAGTTTTTAGAATTATCTTCATCATGTCTAATTTTAATTTCTGGTAAAGGTAAGATGTTCATTTTCTGATCTAACATATACTCTATTAAAGAACCAATGTAATCTTTTAATTGAGGTTCTGCTTTTACTTCTTCTTGTATAATTTCCTCCTCAGATGTAAACATAGCTTCAAAAAGATCTTCCATCTTTTGATTCATTATTTCTGCTATAATGTTATCTTTTAACATTCTCATAATTTTAAAAAGCTCTTCTCTGTTGAGTTCTTTAGGAAAGAAATCAATAATGTCATCTAGATTTCCTTGTAGAGCAGCTTTTCTTAGATCAGACGCTCTTACATTATCATCTACATTAGCAGTAATCATTAATCCTTGTACATGTGGTGTATTTTTAAAAGTGGTAATTCTTTTTAAATCAGCAAAGTCACTTTCATCTCTAACTCCTGTTATAGCATAGAACTTTTCTTCTGTTTTATTTTTAGCATAATCTTTAGCAGCAAACATTGGATTTTTTTGACCATCCATTACTTCTAAACCTGGCAGGTATTTAGCATATATTTTCCATATAGCTATTGATTCACCTTTTGTAATCCCGTTACGTTCTCCTCCACCAGGAAATACTATTACCTTATTTATTTTATCTACTTTACCTTCTTTACCAGATAAAGCTTTAGTGCCTACTTCTTGATAGTTATCTATAGAGTAAACATGTCCACCGTGATTGCCTTTTAATAATCTTTTAACGACTTCAAAATGTCCTCTGTGAGGTGGTTTAAATGCTCCTGGGTATAGTGCTATCATAGAAACGCTTGTACTTTTTGGTCTATTTCTTGAGGAGTTGAATGTTGTAAGAGTTCTTGAAATTTAGGGCTAAATAACATGTCTGCTATGTTAGTTAAAACTTCATCTTCTCTTTCATCAGCTTTTGATTTTCTTTCTCTATATTTTTTTACAACATCTTTTAGTTTATCAGCTCCAGGTCCTACACCGTTCTTTTTGTAAGAATCTAAAAATGCTTTTTTAATGGCTCTATCTTCACCGTATCCTTCTTTATCCCAGTCTATACCTTGGGTAGCTTTAAAGAATTCTTCTTCTTCTTGTTGAGACATATCTATTGGTTTTCTAAAAGTAGAACCTTGTACACCGTTCTTTTCATTATACTTTTGTAGATAGTCCTTGATCCCAGAAGGTCCATTTTTTGCTGCAGTATTAAATGCTTCGATTTCCTTGTTGTATTTTCCTCCTCTATCGGAAACAAATATAGATAAGTTACCTTTTGTAATTTTACTATAATCTTTTATTAACTGGTAAACGTTTCTCCAAGTTGAAAAAACTGCTGCTGATGGAATGTTTCTTTTTCTACTAAAGTTAGAAATATATGAAATCATCGGATGAGTATATACCATGACCATGTAGACATCGTACCCTTTATTTACCAAGTCTTTTACTTTGGTAGGGTTAGAAGCTGTTGTATCCCAAACAAAAGATTCTTTATTGCTGGATAGGTTTTCCGCTTCTTGATCTGCCAGACGAGCTCCTTGGGACAGGTTGTTGTACGCGGGGTGTTTGGGATCCTCTACGTATCTGTCGGGGTTGACTTGAGGGAGTGATGTTAGGTCGAGTTGATTGAGAAGGTATGACTTCCCTGCTCCAGCTCCTCCTGCCATTACTACCACTTTGGGGCGTCCTTGGCGTTCTAATATTAGGTCGATTAATTTCATTTCTTCTTCCTTTTACTTGTGCTTTTCTTTGTGGTTCAACCAACGGTCTGCTGTTATACCTGTAATAAGGGCGATGCCAATTATAATACCAATAATTGTAGGTTGGATATCTAAGTCTCCAATCATTCCAAAGGAACCAGCTACCGCCGTAGTTGAACTGCCAGTTAGTGTATGTATCATAGTTATATTGTCTTTTCAACTCTGAAAGAGGAACCTGTATGGTATCCCCAGACTTTGTAACTGCAAGTACACTTTCTATATCATAACGAGCTACTTGATATGTACTACAGCTTGTTAAAGATACGAAAAATAACGCTAAAATACAAAGTTTTTTCATAGTTTTAAAGTTGTTGGATAACTATTATAAATAGGTTCGGTTGTTGGATGATCTTCTTTGTACGATTCATATGCACTTAAAAACAGTTTAAAGTACCTATCTATATCATCTACTATTTTAATTTGCCATCCCTTACCTTGATATACCCCTTCTTTTTTTGAGGCAGACCTAGTTTGAGCTTTTAACCAAATGATACCAGTTCTATCTATTTTAATACCCTTAGTTTCTTCTATAGCTTTAGCATAGGCAGCTAACTGTCTACTGTAGCTTTTGTGTACATGTTTAGAGGTTTTTATGTCTAAAAGCCACGTTTCTCCGTCCATTTTTACCACAAGGTCGGCAGTACCTGCATATTGATGTTCATCCGAATATACAAAATCTTCAGATGAAATTAATTCAGGTTTATGTGTTGACCAAAAATCATAAAAACGCATTATCATTTCCCATACAATTTGAGAGTATTTAGCCTTGCCGTCTACTGTAAACCAGCTAACTTGTTCTCCTAATACTAAAGATTCAGCTGCTTCATGAACTTGGGTTCCTTCTTTAGCAGCATAACGAGCGATAAGGTCGGCGTTATGTCCAACGTCCTTTAGCCATTGTTCAAAATGCTGGTTACGTGGCATATACTGGAGTATAGTAGTTACGGACGGATAATAAACTCCTTCCGACCTTTTGTAAACTCGCCTATCTAAAAAGTTAATTTGTTCTAACTTTTCATTATAGTCTAATCTATTTTTTGTTTGTTCTTTTAAAATATTAGTTCCTTGTTTAATCATAGGTCTAATTTATGCAGCATAAGTTGAGTGAGATCCAACTCTTGTGCTTTTTGAATTAATTTGGTAAAATTGTAAAAACCCATTTCAGAAGGATCTTTATCCTTCATTTCAACTAAAAATACTCTTTTACCTTGGTTAGCTAACTTTTCTGCTAAGTTGATGGCAGTGGTTTTTGCATCATTATCTAATGCAATATAAACGTCTTTAAATGGGCTGGTGATTATTTTTTTAAGTAGTGTTTTGGAAATGTTTTTTCCTAATATTGGTATTGCATTACGACGTATGGCAATAGCATCGAATACACCTTCACATAAAACTATTGGTAAGTTCCAATTAATTAAATTTTCAAAAAAGATTATGTCTTTTGAAACTTCAGGGTTTTTGTACTTATAGTAGTTGCCATCATAGCTTCTCGCAACAAAGAAGTTGAGTGTATTGGATTCAGAATAACTTGGTATAATAATTCTTCCTCCATAGTCTCCAGTTGTGCAATATCCAATCCCATATTTAATAAAATCATTATCGGTAAGCCCTCGATCATATAAGTATTTTTTTATTTTCTTTGCAGAAAAAGAATTAGTTTCTGCTTCCGTAATCAATTTAAACTCTTTTGGAAGCTCTACTGTGTTGCTTTTATAATAATTAGCATGAACTCCTTTAGGTAAGTATTTAAGTATCTCTTTTGCTTCACTAACAGGTAGTTTTAACTGTTTAAGTAAAGACCGGATAGTACGTCCTTTAGTCTCACATACCCAACATTCCCAAGGGTTCTGACCTTCTTCATTAGTGGACATGTTAATTTCAAGCTTAGGTTTGCGATGATTGCAAAAAGGACAGTGAAAGGCATAGTTATCTCTTGCCTTTTTAAAACTTTTACCCAATATATTTTCTATGGAGCCTAATAAGAATGTATAGTCCATAACCAGTCCGTATCTTTTACATAAAGATAGGTACTTTTATTCAAAGGAACAACTTATACCTCATTATTTTGCAGCAGATCACCAATTGCTGCAGAGACAGATTGAAAAAGTAGTGTTCTATTTTCTACATCAAGGTAGTCTTCCAATTTATTTGTAATAGCTTCAGCTAGTTTCAAAACATCCTCGTCTGAAAGATCTAGCTGTTCTCTAACAACATATTTCTTATTTTCTAATATGATTTTTGATAGTTTCATATTAATCTAGGTCTGAGTTTCTTCCTGCAGCTCTTTCTTTGTCTAGCCAGGCTGCTTTTCCGGCTATGTATTTTTCTTTATCAGCTCTAAATTTGTCATCTAAAACTTGAATTTTTTCCCAAGGAGAAGAAGCTTCAACGTCTATTCTAATGTTTACGTTTCCGTATTTCTTTTCAATACCTGCTTTCCAACTATCTAATGATTCTTGGTCAAATACCTGTCTTGAAGAGTCATCTGGGTTTGGTAAACTAAAACCAAACATTGGCTTTTTACCAAACATTGATAAAAGCAAGTCGAAGCTAAGTGAATTTAGATCAACTGTGTTTTGTCTTGGTCCTGGTTCTTCGTTAAGTATGATATCAGATAGTTTCATTTTCCTTGTCCTCTGTATATTTTTTTGTAGTTCTTGGAACTTTTTAGTTTTGACGTTTTAGACTTAGCATGTATGCCTGGTCTCTTTTTTTTAGGTTTCTCTAAATAGTTACCTAATGTTAATCCTTTTGCCATATTTTTACAACTAAATCACCTGTGCCTTTTATTAAACGGTGATATGTTTCTTTTGGTATAAATAGTTTATTCTTTTGTAATTTACGTGGTATGTCGTTATCTAATTGGAATAACCAATCTGTTTCATGTGTGGGTTGCACCCAACGGTCTTTTTTGTCTCTATGCCATACAAATTCAAATGAGGGAGTGTCTTGAGAGAACTCTCTTAAAATATAATCGTCTACTATTTGTTCTTTATATGGTTTAATACTGTGTTTCATTTAATAAGTCGCTTATACATACTCTGTTATTACCGTCTATGCCCCTATTGTACTGGTTGTATTCATCCCCTCCGATACCAAAAATAACACAATCGGTTGGTATAAGGTTGTTGTTTGCACAAATGCTCAGTTGTGCTACCTTATATTTGTTATAAATAAAATCACAATCGAACGTAGATAAAAACAAACACCCTAACTCTATGCTATGTTTGTTATACATTTTTACTTCGTCAATCATTGAAATACCGTCATCTAAATATTCTCTACTAAACCTAATACCTATTCTATGGTTTTCAAGTGTGTAAAAAGGTTTACTCAAACTACATGTTACTTCTTTTATACACTTGTACTGGTCTAAATCAATGCTTATGTTAGAACTAATTCCCCAATACGCCAAATCTAAACATACAGGTATATCAAATTTGTTACAGTATTCTAATACTTCATAAAAATTAGGGTGAGTTTTACCGTAATCACTAAACGGTAAACTTATTATTAAAGCACAGTTTGTAGGTTGTTGGCTTAGGTTAAAATAACTAAAGTTAGTGTGTTTACCTAAACATGAATGATATTGAAAGTCGCCAATTAAACAGGTTAAGGTTTTAGAGTTTGAATGTCTTATGAAAAAATTATCGAACGATTGAGATGTACCTTGACTATAGTTAGAGTATTTAAATTTTTCTAAGCCTTTTATTTGTTTAAGTTTAGATGAAGTTATCCATTTGAACCAAAGGTCTTTATAGTTATCAATAGTGCACAGTGGGGAGTGTTTGAAACTATCATACGTTTTAGAAACAATAACATCTTTTATTGGCCGTGCACCTTTTAACATATACCTGTAATTTGACCTACATAGAATGGGTCTTCTCCCATATTACCAGCAAGATGCCAGTCGTCAATACCGAACATAACCCAGTCGCCTTTTGACCACAAAGTGTACGGTCTATTGTGTATTTCAAAATAATGTCCTTTATCCCAGTCTTCTAAAAAAATTACAAACCTGTAGCTTTCTCCATCACCGTACTTTTCTTTTAGTTTGTAGTGTTTATCTACGTGATATGGGACTGTGTTACCAGGGTTAATTTTTATTATACTAGGAAAAATATTATCAAACTTATGAGGTAATTGATCTTGAAGTTCTCCTAACCAGGGAGGTGTGTCTTCAAAAACCTGTTGTATACTGCTATTATGAGGAGTGTAGTATAGTTTAGTTTTATCTGTTTGAGTGTAGCAAGCAAAAGGTTCAGAGAAATTAATAGAATTAAAATCTAAAGTAATATCTATATTAACTTTACCAAATTTAATCATAACCAATTAGCACTTTTACCAGTATCCTGAAAAGTTAGAACTACCTCCTAATGATTTCCAGTAGCGTCCGATGTTACAAGACCAGTATCCTGCTTTAGTCTTATCTTTCTTTTGAGCACATTTATGACGAGCTGCAAATGAAGCTCTTGCTCCTTTCTTTTTGAATTTTACAGAAAGACCAGTATCTCCGAATGAAACTTTCTTTACGTTTCCTTTTGGAGATTTAACATAGACGTAGAATTTTTTACTACCACCCCTTTTAGGTTTGTTAAGCTGTACTTTTTTACCTTGGTATTCAGCTTCATTCATATATCCAACAGAAGCTTTTAGTAAATCGAATCCATTGTAATCAAATGATTCGTTATTAAGAGCTACAGCTTTTCTAAATTTATCCATATCGATCTGGCCACC